TCACCTGCAATTATAAAAATAAGATTATTGAACCGCTACACTCCAGGTGTTCTGTGGTTGAGTTCTCGATCAAAGGCAAAGAGAAGGCAGAGATTCAAGTCTCTTTCTTCGAGAGGATTCTTGGGATTCTTGAAAGGGAGAATATTGAATTTGACAAGAAGGTACTCCTTCAAATCATTAACAAACATTTTCCAGATTGGAGGAGGGTTTTAAATGAGTTGCAGAGGTATTCAGTTGGTGGTAAAATAGATTCAGCGATACTTGTAGAATTTTCAGATGTCAGGATTGATGACCTCATTAAAACGCTTAGTAAGAAAGATTTTTCTGGAGTCAGAAAGTGGGTCGTTTCTAATTTGGATAATGATCCTGCTGTACTTCTCCGTCGTTTGTACGATGCTCTTGTTGCATCCTTGGAGGGTCCTAGCATTGCTGCTGCTGTCCTCATTATTGCTAAGTATCAGTATCAAATTGCTTTCGTGGCTGACCAAGAAATAAATATGCTGGCATGTCTAACTGAAATTATGGTTGAGTGTGAATTCAAATGAAATCTTTAAAAACTCCTCTTCGTTATCCTGGTGGAAAATCTCGTGCTTGTACTAAACTAGCACAACATTTTCCAGACCTTAAGAAGTATACAGAGTATAGGGAACCATTTTTAGGTGGTGGTTCCGTAGCATTATATGTTAGTAAGTTATATCCTCACCTAGATATTTGGGTAAACGATCTCTACAGACCATTAGCAATTTTCTGGCAACAGTTGCAGCATGATGGAGCTGCGATGCAGGATAAGTTGTGGTCTATTAAGAACATGCATCCTGACAGGGATAGTGCTAGAGAACTATTCAAACAATCTAAGGAGGATGTCAATGATGAATCAAAAGATGATTTTAGTAGGGCAGTTGCTTTTTATATCTGCAATAAGTGTAGTTTTAGTGGACTTACCGAGAGTTCATCCTTTTCGCCACAAGCTTCCGAATCCAATTTCTCCTTTAGAGGAATTGAAAAACTCGGAGACTATGGCAAACTCATTGAGAATTGGAACATTACAAACTATAATTGGGCAGAGTTGATGTCTGACAATAGAAGTGCATTTATATACTTAGATCCTCCATATGATATTAAACAAAATTTATATGGTAAGAACGGTGAGATGCATAAACGATTTGACCATGATCTTTTTGCTACAACATGTGATGGTTTTACATCAACTCAGTTGATATCATATAATAGTAGTCAGTTAGTTAGGGATAGGTTTAAAGATTGGTATGCTGCTGAATTTGATCTTACTTATACTATGAGATCTGTTGGTGATTATATGAGTGATCAACAAGATCGCAAAGAACTCTTGCTATTAAATTATGAAAATTCTAGGAATTAATAGTGCTCTAGAATGGGATGCATGGGACGCTAAAAATTTTGCAAGAGTACATGATAGTGGATGTACTCTATTTGTTGATGGTAAACATGTTAGGAGTATTAATGAAGATAGATTATCTCGTGTAAAGTATGATGGTACTTTTCCATACAAAGGAATAGAATATTGCTTAGGTGATATCCCTAAAGAAGATATTGATATTGTTTGTTATTCACCGTCATGTATTAAATATTGTCATGAACAAACATCATCTGGACAAGCATCAGATTTCTTTAGAAATATTTTTCCTAATGCACAAGTATGGTATGTAAGCCATCATCTATGTCATGCTGCATCTACAGTTTTTAGTTCACCATTTAATAGTGGAAGTTTCTTAACTCTTGATGGTATGGGTAGTGGTATATGGGATTTTGCAGATTCTAGTGTCAAGTTAAATGAGAATAATAGTATAGGATATTTTGATAAGAATAAAAGAATTTTTCAAACCTTTAGATTAAAGAGTGGTCCTGGTGAGAATTCATTTGGTGATTACTATCTAGAGTTAGCAAGTGCAATTTATAATAAGAAAACTAATTTTAAATATGCTGATAGGTATAGTGGAGCAGAAGGTAAGATCATGGGATTGTCTGCTTATGGATCATTTGATCTTGATATAGATCTTCCATATACAATCTCAAAAGATTTTCCTCAAAAAGGAATGAAGATAGATCAATATGAATTTGGAGAACCTATTGTTAATTTCTATGAGTATGATAATGTTATTAATTTTCTAAAGGGATATAAATTAGAAGATCAATCATATTATCTTCAGAAGCATTTTGAGAATGCAATGTTTAGATGGATGACATTGCTTAGAGAAGATTATCTTACTGGTGATGTGTGTCTTGCTGGTGGATGTTTCTTAAATATTTGTGCTAACACTTTACTGAGACCTTTATTTGATAATATTCATATCCCACCATTTACAGATGATTCTGGTATTGCTTTTGGTGCTGCTGTATGGGCATCATACAAATCTAAAGAACGCATTGAGATTCCTAATAATATAGCATTACTCGGTAAGTCTTATGATGATTATGTACCAGATGAAGAGTGTGAATACTTTGAAGATTTTGATGTGTTATGTGATCTGGTTGCTAAGTATATTGATGATGATAAAATAGTTGCTTGGTTTCAAGGAAGATCTGAATCTGGTCCTCGTGCTCTTGGTTCTAGATCTATTTTAATGAGTCCTAAGAAGAAAGAGAATAAAGATATAATGAATGCTAGAGTAAAGCATAGAGAGTATTGGAGACCTTTTGCAGGTGTTGTATTATCTGATAGAGTAGGAGATTATTTTAAGGAAGGTGTAGACACTCCTTATATGGTTTTCTCTCAGACTGTTAAGTCAGATAAGATTCCTGCTATTACTCATGAGGATAATACTTGTAGGATCCAGACTGTTAATGACAAGCTTAACCCACGCCTATGTCAGTTACTTCGTAAGTTTGAGGATCCTATTCTCCTTAACACTTCATTAAATGATAATGGAGAACCTATTGTCGAGACCCCTGAAGATGCTATAATAGCATTTAGGAACATGGACATCGATTTTCTAGTCATTGGTAATTACCTTTTATGGAACTAAAGCACTGGTTAAACTCAATCAATTTTAATAAGGAGAATCTTCTTGAGGAAGATCCTACTTTAAAGTATCCAGCATTTGTTGTTAATAAATGTTTGTCTGGTTCACTTGATGCTGTTCTATTTGCTAATGAGATGAACATGGCTCATCATTTAGATCATAAGATGCAGTATGATTTTTATCTTAATGCTTTACGAAAGAAGAAAAGATTTGCTCCTTGGTTGAAGAAGGATAAGGTTGCTGATTTAGATGCAGTTAAAAAGTATTATGGGTATAGTAATGAGAAAGCACAACAGGCAATGAGAATTCTTACTAAGGAACAGATTAAATATATTAAACAGAAACTTAATACTGGAGGAAGAGTGTGAAGATTCTTAGTATAGATTTAGATTTTATATCTGCACCAGCAATTAATGAGTTCTATACAAGTGGAATGTATAATGTTGATTCTGATAATCAACCAGTAGTTAAGTGGAAGATGTATCAGTCAGCAATGCCTGAAGTATTTGAAACTATGTCTCAGAAAATTGATATTGATAATTATGATTTTTGTTTGAGAACTTTTTTAAGAGCATTAAAAAATTGTAAGGATGTTCATTTTGGATATGATCATGATAATATTTTGTATGGTTTAGAAGGTCACACTGATATTGAGATTGTTAATATTGATCACCATAGTGATATACTTACTAATTCTCCTATGTACACCACAGAAGAAGAAGTTAAACACCTCGATGAAGATGATAGGATTAGTGAAGGGAACTGGAGTTATTGGTTACATTCTAAAGGTAGATTGAAATCATATCATTGGATTTTAAATTTAGCAAGTGAAGAATTTCCTGATACTTTATTAGGTGATCATTTGTTTGGTGATAAGTTTAGTTGGTCTTTTAAAGAAGACTATGATTTTGGTGATTATAAATTTGATCAGATATTTGTGTGTTTATCACCAGGATATGTTCCTCCTTTACATTGGCATATGATAAGTACCTTTATTAAAGTGTATGAGGAACTGTCTGGTAATAAGATTAATATAGATTATCTTCATAGAAAGTATGAGATGGAAAAATATTATAAAGGAGTGACTAATATAATTTACTGATGGAAATAAATTACCTTAGCCAAGAAGGTTATAGTATCATACGGCAGTCTGAGTTTAAAGACTCAGGTGATATGCCATATAAAAGGTGTCCATGTTTTAATCATAAGAATGAAAGAACTTTTATAGTATCATCACCTATTGATTATGAGTTTAGAGTTGATGAACCAATAGATAAGAACTTCTTACATTATAATCA